CAGAGCGAGGAGCATCTCTTGAAGAAACAGCAAAGCTGTTAGAGTATGCACAAGCTATGGTTTACGGGCAAAAACCCACTCACACCACTCAAGAGTTAATAGCTTTAAAACAATCAGATCCCTACGCTTATGAACAGGCATTAGAAAATCGAGTTCTTTACGAACAAAAAGAACAAGAGATCAATGCTGTAGCTGCTCAAGTACATGAGCAATACGAAGGTCAAAGATTACAAAACTTGCAAGCTGAGTCAGCCAAACAGGCTGAGTTATTAATTCAGTTAGAGCCAAGCTTTAGTGATACGAAAGTAGCTTCACAGAAAGTAGAAGTTATGACCGAGTACTTTGAAAGCATTGGTGGCAGCAAAGAAATGTTGTCTACCGTCACAGATGCCATTGTACTTAAAGTATTGCACGATGCTGCTATGGCTAGTAGCACTAAGAAGCAAGTAGAAGCAACTAAAAAGGCTCCTAAGAAAAAAGCTTCTAAGACTGTTCTAAGAAAAGGCGCGTCAGCGAGTCGAGCACAAAAACAGGCTGCTGCACAATCTAAGAGATTTAAGAATGCCACGCAAAGTGATGGCTCTTTCTCAAGAGATTCTGCGGTAGATTTAATTCTCGATTCTTTTAAATAATTAGGTAAATTAACATGGCTACAATCGCATCAACCTCAGTAGTAGCGTTAGACGCTCAAAAAAACATCCGTGAAGACTTAGGTAACGTAATTTTTAATGTTACTCCTTTCATGACTCCTTTTACTTCTGGCATTGCTCAGACTAAAGCTACTGCTGATACTCATGAGTGGTTAACTGACACTTACGAAGACGCTGTAGATGATAATGCTCGCGTTGAAGCAGGTCTTCCTCAAACTTCAACTGCCGGTACTACTCGTGTTCGTCTTGGTAACTTTATTCAAATTGCAGATAAAACTGTAACCGTTACTAAGAAAGCTGAATTCATGGATCGTGCTGGTATTCCTGGCAAAGAAATGGCTTATCAGTTGATGAAGCTTGGTAAAGAGTTGCAAATGGACGTTGAAAAGCAGACTTTAGGTTGCTACGGCGCTGTTTCTACTAAATCTCAAGGTGACGCTGCTAATGCTGGTGTTTCTGGCGCATTTGGTTCTTTCATCGTAACTAACCAAGAAGCTAATGGTGGTACTGATAACCCAGGTAATGCTGCTGGTGTAGGTGATGGTTCTACTGTCCCAGTTATTGCTGGTGCAAATACTCAAATAGACCAAGCTTTAATGGACTCATTGCTTGACGGTGTTTGGGATAACTCTGGCGACATTAACAGCGCTAAGATTATGGCTTCTGCTGGTACTGTATCTTCATTGCGTAACACTTTAAGTGGCATGGCCGAAAATGTAGATTCAAACTTAAACGCCAACTCTACAAGCGGCGGTAACATTATCTCTCGCGTAGCTGTTTACGTTTCTCAGTTTGGCCCTATTGCTGTTGTTCCTAACAAGCATATGCCTGCTAAAACTTTGTACGTTGTTGACTATAGCACTTGGGGCTTAGCTTTTGCTGGTGGCAAGAAGATTCATTCTACTGACATCGCTACTCAAACTTCTGCTGAACAAAAACTTTTAGAGTGTTACTACACTTTAGAAGCGCGTTCTGAAGAAGCTAACGCTGCTTACTACAACATTGCTTAATGTTTAAGTAACTAAGGTGGGGGAGCTTCGGCTCCCTTTTCCTGTATCTAACTATTGGAGAAGATTATGCCAGCAGGTAAAGGAACATACGGAACTAAAGTAGGACGACCACCAAAGAAAAGTAAGAAGAAAAAAACTAAGAAGTGAGAGAGTCATGGATAAGCATATAGATACAGAGACAAATAACGGAGTCACTGAAGACAATTACCTTACCTCAGACGGAGCAATTGTTCAGAACTTCAGTCAAGACATTACTCAGTTATTAGAAGATAACAAGAACGCAAGAAACGCTACTAGCGATTGGGTTAAGTACGATCCAAAACAGAACTACCATCAAGTTTTAGATCTATCTATGACTGATGCAATGAGAATTAAGCAAGAGCATGGAATCGATATACTTAACGATACCGATATGGATTGGAAATATTTCTTCAAGCTCATTGAAACACACTACCCATACATGAAAACCACAACAGCGAGACTGTAATGGCTTTAACAACAAACGCAGAACTACAGGCAGTAATTGCCGACTGGTTAAATAGATCAGACCTTAGCGCTCAAATTCCAGACTTCTTGACTTTAGCTCAGTTAAAAATAAACCGTAAATTGTCTATTGTACAGCAAGAGGTTCTTGAAGAGATTACTCCTGTAGCACAAGCTACGTTTTTACCGGTAGGCACTAAGTTTGTTATTAGCGTATCAGATTCTAACGGTCTTAACATTGAGCCTGTATCCATACAGGAGCTTTTAGACTATGAGGCGGTTAGCGGCTCAGTAACTCGTTACTCTGTCTCTGGCGATAAGATCTATTTCGCGCCAACACCGGCAGCAGATAATACGTCTAAGTTCAGAATTCTGTACAGTAAAGACCGAGATTTAGACAACGGTTCAGGTGGCCCTTTATTGCTACAAGATATTTATTTAAACGCAGCACTGCATGAAGCTTACGTTTACCTTAAAGACGATGGCCGAGTAGCATACTTTAAAGGTATGGTTGATGAAGGCGTAGCAAACGTACAAGCAAGACTTGCCAAGTCAGGTGTTGGCAGATCACGAATTAAAGATGACAGTATTCAAGCCTATGGAGGCCCGTTAGTCTAATGAGTTCACAAATAGTAAGAACTAATCCAACAGCAGGTACGGCTACTACTTCTAGCGTTAGAAATAACTTTGGATTTGCTGCCGATGAAATTAATGTATTGCAAAGATCAGGCGTTGAATACAAAAACACTACTGGTAGCTCGGCTGCATATAATTTAAATTATGGGGGTAGTCCACAATTTGCTCTTGTTGACGGCGTAAGAGTATCTGCAAGAATTCACGTTGAAAGTGCAGCGTCTCCAGTGCTCACCGTATCCCCTGGTCCTAGTCCATATCCTATAGTTAAAAATGATGGCTCTAGCCTAGTGGCTGGGGATCTTGCTTTAAATGGTGTTTATGAGTTTATGTATAACGCTGTTGATCAAACTTGGATGGTTTTAAACGTTGCTGCATCTGTTGATGAAACCACTATTTATGAGGCAGTATTAGCTGGCTTATATCCAATAGGATCTTTGCTAACAACTACTTTATCAAGCAATCCAGGAGTTGCTGATTATTTCTTTAGCGGGACCACATTCGGCACTTGGGAGTCTTATGCACAAGGTCGAACGCTTGTAGGTATTGATACTGGATTTGGAATAAATTTAGTTTCTGCTTCATCTAGCAATGACAAAGTAACTTTAGTAATTTCAGAAAGGGCAATAGGTGAAGGCGACTCAATAACTGTTAGCGGATTTACCACTCCAGCAAACAATGCAAATGGGTCGTTTGTCGTTATTTCGTCAGCTACAGCAGCAGGTAAAACAACAATAACCTATGACGCTACCATTACCGATCAAGCGTCTTTACCTTCAACAAACTTTAATCTTATTAACGAATCGTTTGATACCGTTGAAGAGATTGGCGGACAAACAACGCATAAACTTACTTCTGATGAGATTCCTGCTGATGACGCTACTCTTTTTGTAAGTGGTGGACAGCAGCCATATGTTAGACTAACCACTGGCGCAGCAGATTCTCACAACAATATGCAGCCATACATCGTAACTTATATCTGGAAACGCACAGCATAGGATTAGTCAATGCCATTTGAAACTGATAAAGGCGGTGGTTTTAAGATAGATGCTTCTGATCTTCTAAAAATTGGCGTATACCCAGAACGATTTGATAGACAGATTCCATTTTGGGAAACTGTAAACGGTGTTCAGTATACTGAGTTTGGTATGCGAAGAAAGGCTGGGCGAGAACTTGTACACGACTACAAGATAGCCCCACAAAGCTCTAACACTCCAATGCGAGGAATTACAGCGACAAGAGAGTTTGATACAAAGGTTGCGTATTTAGGCGATCTTAAAAATATATATTCATATTTAGACAGAGATCCGATTACTGGAGAGCCTTCTTACAACACAGTCGGCACTGGATATAACCTTCTCCGCACATCGCAAGGAACAGAGTGGGATCTGGGTCAAACAATATCTATAGTTTCAGCAACTAGGTCACAAGGCACTTTAAATATAACCACAGATACTCCTCATGGATTAGTTTCAGGTATTAATATTACTCTTGCTGGCATTGCTGGATTGGGTGGCAATCCCATGGCATTTGATCCAAACGGCCTTCAAGTAACTGCCTATCCAACGGGAAGCCCAAGTTTTTCAGAATATAGTATATATATTTATGAAGACATTCCTACAGGAGATGAAATTTATAGCACTGCTGTAGCTACAGTAAATCTAGGAGATACTAATTGGGATGATTCAGGAACAACTTGGGATGAAGCTGTAAACGAATCAGATCAATGGGATTTTGAAACCTTTGGCTCTTTTGTTGTTGGCGCAGCAGGATCTGGCAAGCCGGTAATTAAAAAGAATAACGTAAACTTTAATACGTTCTACAATGATCAAGTCAGTGGCGCAACAATCCTATCAACAAATATAGGTGGAGCTGGTTACAATTTAGGTGACACCCTGACCACAACTGTATCTCCTGCTGGTGGTAGTGGATTAACTGCTACAGTAACAAAAGTTGATGCAGGTGTAATTGTTGATTTTAAAATAACAAACTTTGGTTCTGGTTACGCAAATGGAGATGTGGTTGAATTCTCTGGCGGTACAACTCCAGCAACTGCAACCTTAACCGTCCCTGACATCGACTTTGATTCGCTAGAGTGCTTCCACCGTCAAGGCCCGCACATGCTTGCGTTTAACTAC